AAGCGATTTGAAGGCGTTATCGATCGCCGATCTCTGGTCAGAGCTTAATACCTTCCGCCTCGAGAGCAGAAGTATCTTACCCGCCAGGTCGGCGGTATCGACCCGCAGATCATCGATAATTTCAAGCGTTGTATCCATGTAGATGCCGGGGCGGCTTTCACCGCCCCGAATATTCCTGTCCTTCGAAGCTGTTGGATTTTTATGTACTCAATGTTGCGTGAGCTGCATACTGCCATCTTCCGAAACCGACGGCTCGCCTTGTATATGCCTTAACCAGCATCTGGTTATTGAGCCGGTAATGCTCAGATTCGGGACCAAGTACCTCCACTTCCAGTGGTATTTCTTCCTGCCTTATGAACGGCTTCAAGGGGGCATCGGTGCGATATACATCGAACTCGACCGTATAATCGAGCCTTGTATTTGGAACGATCTCGACATTGAATCCGTCTTTTTTCAATGACTCTAAGGTATTGGTATCACCGTTATTGATTACCGGGTTAATCATACCCTGAACCAGCCACATCCACAGTGCGGGCGAGGTCATTACCAGAAAGTTGGTAGCACCCTCGTTAATGGGCTTACCCTGATCATCGTTAAGACCGAGCATGTGGGTAATAACACCCAGAACGGCCTTGACTACTTCCGTTGAAGTCGGATTAGCCGCGGCTGTTACCTGAAGCGATGTAACCGTTGTTTTGGTCAGAAGGTTTTTCTGCGTGCCGCTCTTTCTTTCCGTATGGGTTGCAGAAAAGAAATTATGGCCATCGTAGCAGGTGCCAAGCGACGTACCGTCACCGGCAAGAATCAACGTACTAATCAATTCCGCCCAGTGATTAACGCATCTGGTTGAAAAATCATCAACCTGGGCAAGAACCTGGCCGGTTTTGTCGCGTTCGATGTCGTGACGTTTAATATTCAAACCGCCGTTAAATTCACGGTTACGAAGCTGATAATGGTATTCTTTGGCCTCTTCGCCCTTTTTCTCGCCTTTGACCTCGGAAAGTCCGGGCGGAGTGCCGAGCCATGCATAATCTTCGTATGCACTATCTGAATCGAAAGCTATAGTTAATTTGTCGATCCATGCTGCCATGGCACGGGCAACTCTCAGATAAAATTCGCCCCGAATACCTTGTGCTGTAATATATCTCATTTTAAATCTCCTTAAATTTTTTCATTGCCCCGTTGTTAAAATTGCGGGCAATAAAAAAACGGCTGTCAGAAGGTTAGGCTCCTAACAGCCGCTTAATTTATTCTTTCGTCGCGCTGCACCTGGCCGGGTACAGTGCAAACCCGCTTATTCACTTGTCAATTTTACTTTTTACGCAGCAAGCTGTGCAACGCGAATCCAGTCTAACGTCACCGTCACATCGGCTGCGCCTGTTCCTTCTTTCATGCACAGGGTCGGAACAAGGACATCGGCGGCCGGGAAGTCGGCTACGGCAATATCCGCCGCGGAAATCGCCGTGCCCGTCGCCACACCATTCAAATAACCCTGGATCGTTGTCCCGTTATAGTACAGACCAAGGGTGACATACGCATCGGCCACAAGAGTATGATAATCGTCATCATGCTCGTTTTGTGTTTGCCCGGCTTTATCGTAAACAAGATCGACAATGTCGCCGTCCGCTTCCTTGCTCTGGAATCCGATCGCACCAACATCGGCAAGGGTGGCATCATCTGCGATCAAGTCACCGGCAAGGGCCGTATCGCCTGCCATAAGACCGAGGAAAAATCCCGCCTCGGTGTTGGCTATCTGAGAGGTCTTGATTCTGGCCTCGAACGCCCAGGCGACACCGCCGGACGATGTGATCGGGCAGGCCGGCCATTGCACCTCAGCAGCCTGGTTGTCGGTGGTAGTGAATAACATGAGGGTCCCTTCGCCCGCCGTGCCGGGCCTTACATCGATAATCGAGGCCGCATCGGCAAACTGCTCGGCAGGTGCGTTCTCGCCATGTGTAAAATCGAGTTCGAGCAAACTGCCTGCGAACGGATTGGTCCTCATTTCGGTCAGATTGAAATTGTTCCATATTGCATCGGTCGGCATAGCCGTGGCCGCCCGGCTTCTTGCCGAATTCGCTAATACTGAATCCGGGGTCTCGACAGTCTGAAATTCCACAATGCACGTATCGGTAGTAACATACCTGTCAATAACCCCTACTCGTGTATTTGCTGTACCCGGCGATAATGTATAAGTATCATCCGCCGAGGTGTAAACTACTTTGCCCACATCGGTAATCAATACACCTGAAAGGGTCACTTCCATCCGGTATCGGCCGCGAATTCTCGTTACAGTTAATGTCCCATCCGATCCCAGGGTATTATCGATATATTCCATCGAATGACCCCAGAAATCGTCACCGGCCACAAGGCCGCGGGCGTAGCCGGTACTGTTCCTGCCGAGAATCGCCCCTTCGTAAATTATGACCGCCGAAGCTACCGGGGCCTCGCTTTGCTCGCCCCTTATAATCGTAAGCGGTGTATTTGCACTTAATACCATGATTTATCTCCTAAAAATTGAGTATTTATTATTTAATTTTTATCCCCGCATCCCCCCATTTCTTCGTTTTAGCGAAGCAAAACGGCGGGGGCAGGGTCACTTTACTCATTTACAAAACTACTTTTTTGCCGGATGCCTGATCGCTGCGATATAGGCCTCCGCCGAACTGAAAGTGTCCTGCAAATTTTTCGTCTTTGCAAAATGCTCTTTGAGCTGAACGTCCGTCGCCTTGGCTTCGTCGAACTTATCCTCGGCGCCCGGAGGGGTGCCCTGGTCGGAAAATTCCTGGACGGCAGGATCGATCTTCTTTTTTTCAGCGGCGGCAAGTTTGGTTTGCAGCTCCTGGTTGGCGGCCTTTGTCTTGGCTACCAGCATGGCCGAGGTCTCGGCGACCGTTTTACCTTCGGCGAAGCATTGCACGAGCAGGGCGGTGTCATCCCCGCAGATACTCTTGAGCTCGGTAAATATGTCGCGCTCGGCCTTCTCGCCTTCGGCCTTGCCCTTATCGAAAATCTTCTGATGGATCTCCGGCAGGATTTCGGCGAAATTATCGACCGTCAGCTCTTCGACGGTCATCTTAGTTTTCGATTCGTTTGCCATTTGATTATTCTCCTTATTCATAATAAATCTCGCGAGTTCAAATGCCTTCGAGGCCGTATTTTTCAACGCCCCGAAAACACATATACTTCCTTCCATAATTACAGCGTTCCTGACCACCGTACCCGGCCCCTTTAGCTGATGACCGTTCACCTCTACCGTCTGGCCCTCGGCAACGTTTTCTATTTTACTCCTGGCCGGATCGAATCGCAGGGACGCCTCGAACGGGAACCCCTCTTCGATCTGGTCCTTTACCTGGCCGGCGATCTCCGAGGCCTTTAGAAAGTCACCTTCCATTATAAACTCATCTTCGAAGCTGGCCTTCTGACTTACTGCGATCCTCTGGTCCACATCGTGACTGTAAAGGACCGGGTTGCGTTTCTTCGCCATCTTCATTGTTGCCAGATCGAACGCCAGGTTGCCCCAGTACCAGTGCGAAACTATACTGCCGTCGTAAAGAGTCAGTCGGACCTGGTTCTTCCGATCGTCGGCTGCGAATTCGACCAGGCCGGGCTGATTGAATATGAACGGGTCGGCCCCCATCTCTTCGAGCTCCTGCGGTGAGAATTGTTTGATTTCCTGTAAAGGCATTATTTTTGCCCTCCGTTGGTTTGGTTGTTCTGTTTCTTCGGTGACAGGACGATACCGCTATCGGTAATTTCTTTTTCTTCTTTGACCCGCACCGGCCATACCTCTTCCGACCAGTCGGTCCCTTCGTTGCGGGCGACGATCCCCGTCCTCGTGGACGTGGCGTTCTCCAGATGAATCTTATCGGCCTGGGCCTCGCGGAACGGGTCCACGTAGGGCCATCGCTTCATGTATATCTGGTGATTTTGCCAGTCGTCCCTATTTGTCAGGACATTGCGATCGATCAGCTGCCGGATCTTCCATAGCCACATCTTTCGCACTAAGGGCCTGACTACCAGCTCCTGCTCATCCTTCCAGAAGGCCCTGGCCTCGTTATATGCGAACCGGCCGTTCATAAACGTCGCGTGCGAAAAGTCACCCGTGGTCAGCATAAGCGGCAGGCACATCGGATTTCCGATGAACATCAGCATTCTCATCACGAAACTATCGAATACCTGGGATGGCCTGGCCGCCCCGACGGCGTCGAGCGATTCGCCCGGCTCACCCTCCCATATCTGGCCCGGCTCCATCCGGACTAAGGGCCGCTCGTAATCGTCCTTCTGGCCCGTACCTTTAGAAGTCGTCAACGACCCCAACGGCCCGGCCATACTATTGGCATCGTACGTCTTGGCCACCATGGGAAAACATGCGTTGATCTTAGCAGCCACCAGCTCGGCATCTACGTATCCGAACAGCTTATCGATTATATCGACCGCAGAAGTCAGCATGGGCTCGCCCCGCGAATGATCGAACCGCTCTAAGCTGAGCATGTGATGAACGACCTCGGGTGGATATTTCTTATAGCCGCCCGGCTGGATATAGCCCCATTTATTGGGCTTGCCGATATAATAGCCGACGACCCGCCCGGTCTGCTTACTAATGGCAAGCCCGTTAATAATATCGTAATGTTTAGGATCGAGTATATTTGCCGATCCGTAGGGCGTCCCGCAGAATTCGCCCTGAAAGGCCCGCGGACCATCGCCGGTAAAGACCGTAAATATGTCACCATCCAGCCCGTACCGGTAATAGCTCTTGTAAATATAGCCGTGAAAGTTCAATCGCCCGGTAGCATCGCAGGTATTATCGATCATCTCTTCTTTAACAGCCTGCTCGGCCGCCTGGTTCCAGCCCGTATCTTCCGTCCGGGCCTGGATCCGGGTTTGCGTGCCTACAACGTTCGTGGCCAGTTTGCGGAACAGGCCCTTGACTAAGGGATTATTCGTGGCAAGGTCCCTGCATATCTGTCGTAGCTTGTCGAGGTTCCGCTCGCTTAGCTCCTGGTTACCGCCCTGGCGATGGAGATTCCGCTGACGACGCAGTCGGCCGCCGTCTAAAATATCATAGGCGAATCGAAATCTCTGCCGATTGAAAGCCGCCTTCGGCGATACCATCGCCACCAGGCCATCTAATCGCCTGCCGGCCCGGTCCAGAAAAGATTCATTTCGCCGCCGCTCGAACATTTACAACTCCGCAACCTTGATCCGCCCACTGCTCTGCCTATCGATTTTCCGCTCTAATCGCGATTCGCGGGAGTAAAGGGTCTTCAAATCCGCCCTGGTCAAGGTCTGACCTTCCTCGGTAATGGTCTGCCC